TGGCAACAATTACAGGCGATAACGCACTTGAATGGAAAATGAGGGAAATGGCTAGAAAAGCAGGTAAAAAGTATGAACCTGAATCTACCAACCCATTTAAAGGAATGGACAAAACTCAGCTTAAAGAACAAAAATCTTTAATAAAAGAAGCTAAAAAAGCAAATAAAGAAAAATAGACAACAATTATTTAAAGTTGTATATATGTGATATTAACTAAGGAGCTTGAGAAATCATGGCCGAAAAAGAAGCAAGTAGTGTAGTAACAAGTAACAATGCAGCAGAATTCTATGCAGAAAGATTAGGTTTGTCTGAGTCGGTAGAGCCAACTGAGGCTGATGATGTAAAGAAATCGTCAGAGCCAGAGCAAGAACCAGAGCAGAAGGAACTGAAAGCAGAGGAAGAAGCTAAGGAACAGAAGCCTGAAAAGCAGAAAGACAAGCTAAACAAGCGGTTTGATAAGGTAACGCAAAGAGCTAAAGATGCAGAAGCTAAAGCGGTTGACTTAGAAAATCGTCTTAAAGAGTATGAAGCTAGGGTAAACCCTCAACAACAGGAACAAACCCCTGTAAAAGTTGAAGGAAAGCCCCAAGCAAGCCAGTTTAATGATGCTTTTGAATATGCAGAAGCATTAGCGGAATGGAGTGCGGAAAATGCTTTAAAGCAAAGGGATGCAGAAGAAGCTGGTCGAAAAGCCCAAAAAGCTGCCGATAAAGTTTTAGAATCTTGGAATAAAAAGATAGCTAAAGCTAAAGCTGATTTGCCTGATTTTGATGCAATGGTTCAATCTAGTACAGTAGTTGTATCTGACGAAATACGAGATTCAATCCTTGAAAGTGATGTAGGAGCACAACTTCTATATTTCCTAGCATCAGATGAGGACTTTGCTAAACGATTGACAGAAATGCCAATGGTTAAAGCTCTAAGAGAAATTGGCAAGTTAGAAGCGAAGTTTGAAGCAAAGGAAGTAAAGACTCCAAAAGCTGAAAAACAAAGGGAAGAAGTTTCAAGAAGTACAGCACCTAGCCCTATTAGGCCGTTGACTGGTGGCAAAGTTGGAAATGATGTGCTTTTAGACTCCAATGGTGAGTTTCATGGCACTTATTCACAATGGAAAGCTGCAAGACAGGCTGGTAAGGTTAGATAAACCTAATTTTTTTGGAGAATTAAAATGGCAAATACCTTGCTAACTATCTCGAAAATCACCAACGAAGCGTTGATGGTTCTAGAAAATGAATTAACTTTTACATCCGAAGTAGACCGCAACTATGATGACCAATTTGCCGTTGTTGGCGCAAAAATTGGCGCAACAGTTAACGTACGCAGACCTGGTCGTTTCATTGGAACAACTGGTCCAGCTTTAAACGTAGAGGACTTGAACGAAACTTCAGTTCCAGTAACTTTGTCAACTCAGTTTCACGTTGATACTCAGTTCACCACGCAGGATTTGGCTTTGTCTTTGGATATGTTCTCTGACCGAATTTTGAAGCCAGCCGTTGCTGCTATTGCCAACAAAATCGACTTTGATGGTACAACAACTGCTGCTTTGAATACTGCTAACATCGTTGGTACTGCCGGTACACCTCCTACAGGTCTTTATACATACCTGTCAGCACAGGCTTACCTTGATTCTGAAGGTGCACCTCGTGATGGCCGTAGAAGCTGTATCGTTGAGCCGTTTACATCTGCAACTATCGTTGATAGCTTGAAAGGCTTGTTTGTTCCTACTGCTGAAATTTCTTCACAGTACACAAAAGGCTTGATGGGTCGTGATTCAGGTGGCATGAACTGGAAACTTGACCAAAACATTGTTTCACAAACTTTTGGTAACTTCTCTAGCTCTACTGTTACTGCTTCTGTTGCTACTACAACTGCTACTGGTTTCTTAACATCTGGTTGGGCTTCACAGTCTACAATCACTTTGACAGCAGCTAATACAGGTACTATCAACTTAAATGCTGGTGATACATTCCAAATCGCTGGTGTTTATGCAGTCAACCCACAAAATCGTCAAGCATACGGCACAAACAAATTACGTTCATTCGTAGTTAAATCTGCTGTTTCAGTTGCTTCAGGTGCTTCTGTTTCTGTAATCGTATCCCCTGCTGTTATTTCAGGTGGTCAGTTCCAGAACGTTAGTATTCCTGTTCCAGCAGCTTCTGCTGCCGTTACATTCTTTGCATCGCAATACAATGCAAGCGGTAATGGTTTAGTTAGCCCACAAAACATCGTAATGCACAAAAATGCGTTCACAATGGCAATGGCTGACTTAGAGCTACCTGAAGGCGTACATTTTGCTGGTCGTGCAAGCGATAAAGAAATTGGTCTTTCAATGCGTGTAGTTCGTCAATACACCATTAACAATGACTCAATTCCTACTCGTGTTGACGTACTGTACGGATGGGCTCCACTCTATCCTGAACTCGCTTGCCGAGTTGCAGCTTAATAATTAACGGATAAAGGAAAACTATTATGTCTAATCCAGGCCCAGCAATTACCAGCACAACTCATCCCTCGAATCTGAATAGCCAACAAGCTCTGCGAGTAATCGCAGTTCTTAAAGGCTTATCAGTAGCTTCTTTGGGTGATACTGCTGTTCAAGTAAACAACAGCGCATTTTATGTTCCAGCAACAGTTGTTATTGCTAACGCAAATAACGCTGGCGCAAACGTGGATGTATCTTCTGTTCACTTTGGTGTTTACACAGCTAAATCTCAAAATGGTACTGCCGTTTTGACTCAAGCTGCGTTGACAAGCCAAACAACTACAAGCTATGTAACTGTTTCGGCTTCATCAACACCAAATACTGCTGAATCAGCTCAGACTTTATACTTCAATGTATCGTCTGCAACTGCAACAGGAACTATTGATGTTTACGTTTATGGCTATGACTTAAGTACTGGCCCTTACTAAGCAAAACTGATGTAAGAGAAAGAAAGCCATGCCCAAAAAGTGTGGCTTTTTTTCTTTAATACCCTATAATTGATTTACCTTATTCAAAGGAAAAAATATGTCATCTACTACTATTGCTCGTGGAAATGTCCTATCTTCCACAGTTATTCAATATACCCTTCCAGTAACAACTATTGCTGATTCTTCTGATGAAGTAACTATTACTGTTTCTGATGTTCAAGTAGGAAATGTAGTGCTTGTTTCTACTGGTTTTGCACAAACTAAAGGTGTTGCTTGTGTAAATGCTCGAGTAACTGCTGCAAATACTATTGCTTTGGACTTTGTAAATGCTACTGGCGCATCTGCTGTTACTGTTGCTGGTGTTTATTACCTAAAAGTTATCAAGCCAGAAAATTTGCCTTTGCCTTCTAGCGCAGTTTAAGGAGTTAAAACATGGCTTACAATTCAGCTTTTGCACCTTTTGGACCAACATACTTAGTTGGCAGTTTGGCTCCTGTTCAGGTTAAATCTAGCAACAATGTGTACCCTTCAGGTTATCGAATTGTAAACATTACTGCTAGTGCTATTCGAGTATCTTGGCAACCACAAGAGCCTAACGATGCGACCTCAACTCCTGTTGTTACAGCTCCTGCTTTGACTGTTCCTTCTGCTAACACCTTATATATTCCTGCTAATGGTGTAGCTGTATTTAGCGGTATTCCACCTAATGCTTGGTTTTTATCTAGTGCAGCTTCTAGTGCAGAAATTACACCTGGTGAAGGGATTGCATAATGAGTTCAAATCAAGTAGCTTCAACAGTTACAGTTCAAACAGTTCCTGTTCAAGCGCAGTTTAATACGGCTGGTGTATGTTTAGGTTTAGTAGGCCCTGGTGGAACTTTTTTTAGCCCTCCTTTAACTGGCGATACTATTAATCCATCGGTATTTCAAATGGGTGGTAATTTAATTGCTACCTCTACTGCTTTGCCTACTATTGGTAGTGGATTTGGTACAAGTCCTACTATTACAGCAACAAATACAATGATGTTTAAAGTTGTAGTAGGTACTGGTGGCGCAGCTAGTGGTTCAATTACTTTGCCAACTGCTGTAAATGGATGGTTTGCATTTGCTGCTGATGTAACAAATGGTAGCACTTTATTTTTGCAACTAACAGCTAGTTCAGCAACCTCAGTTACATTTACAAGCTATTCAGTAACAACTGGTGCTGCTGCAAATATGTCTGCTGGGGATGTAATTTTAATTAACGCTTTAGCTTATTAAAGGCAATACATGGTTGGCCCTTCCTCAACAGTAGACCAAAACATACTGCCAGTTCAAGCCTATTTTAATCTTGATGGTAGTTTTAATACGTTTATTGGGCAAGGTCAGCCTTTTGTAGTATCAGCAACAGAAAGTATTGGGATTATCAATACTTCTGTTTCTGGTACTTTTTATCCTACTTTTACGGCTGTAAATACTGGACAAATAACAAGCCTTTCAGTTACTTCATCTGTTTATAAATTTAACCCTGGAACTGGTGAACTTTCAGCACCATTCTTTGATGGTACTTTAAATGGTACGGCCACAGAAGCTAACAATATTGCCGGTGGGTCAGCAAGCCAATTAGTTTATCAAACTGGCGCAAATACTACTGGATTTGTACCTAATGGCATTTCAGGGCAGTTTTTAGTATCGAATGGTTCTTCAGCTCCATCATGGTCAAGCGTAGCAACATCAGTAACGATTGTTGACCAAACTTCTAGTTCTAGCACGTTTTATCCATTGTTTTATAGCGCCACAAGCGGTTCTACTAATACAGTAGAAACTTCATCTACTAAATTGCAATATATTCCTTCAACTGGAACATTGATTTCAACAGTATTTAGCGGGTCTGGTGCAAGCCTTACTAATATCCCTAACTCTGCTCTTACCAATGCTAGTTTTACGCTAGGAAGCACCTCTATTAGCCTTGGGAGCACCACTACAACTATTGCTGGATTAACTAGCGTAACTTCTACTACTTTTGTTGGCGCTTTATCAGGTAACGCAACAACGGCCACAAGCGCAGTAACGGCCACTAATGCAAACAATGTAGCAATTACTGACAATACAAGTTCTATAGCAACTTGGTATCCAATGATTGTATCGAATACAACTGGAAATTTACCGGCTACAACAAGTTCTACTAAATTGTCTTTTGTTCCAAGTACAGGAACTTTAGCGGTTGCTAATCTAAATCTAACTAATGCTCTTGGCATTGCTTATGGTGGCACTAATTCAACTGCTACGCCTACGGCTGGTGGCGTTGGATATGGTACAGGTACTGCACACGCTTATAGTGCTGTAGGCACATCTGGTCAAGTATTAACTTCAGCCGGTGCTGGTGTACCCATTTGGACAACCCCAACCACCGGCACAGTTACAAGCGTAACTGGTACTGCGCCTGTAGTATCTAGTGGTGGAAATACTCCAGTTATTAGCATGGCTGCTGCCACGACTTCAGTTAATGGTTACTTAACAAGTACCGATTGGACAACTTTTAACGGCAAACAAGCCACATTAGTAAGCGGTACAAACATTAAAACAGTTGGTGGGGTTTCACTACTTGGCTCTGGTGATGTGGGAACTATTGGCGTTGCTTATGGTGGTACAGGAGTCGCGACATTAACAGGATTTGCTTATGGCAATGGAACTTCTGCATTTACAGCAGCCACAACAGCACAAGCATTATCTTTAATTGGTACTTTGCCAGTTGGTAATGGTGGTACAGGATTAACTACATTAACTGCAAACTATATTCCTTATGGAAATGGTACAAATTCGTTTCAATCATCAGCAAATTTTACTTTTGATGGAACAACTTTAGTTACTGTTAATGATGCACAATTTCATACTGTTAAAGTTGGTTTAGGTGGTGGCTCTATTGCTACAAATACTGTTGTTGGAAATACTGCTTTTACATCAAATAGTACTGGCGGTTCTAATTCAATTTATGGATATCAAGCAGGATACTACGCATTAGGTAATTCAAATACTGTTTTTGGTTATCAAGCAATGTATGGTTTTAATACGCTTACTACAGGTGGAAATAATACAGTTATTGGCTCAAAAGCAGGAGCAAACATAACGACAGGCGCTTACAACGTATATATAGGAGCTGCTGAAGGAAGCGTTGGCACTTCTACTGGACAATCTAATACTACAGGATATGCAAATACAGGTGTAGGTACAGGCGCATTAGCTTATTCAACAACTGCAATTAATTTAAGTGCTTTTGGTTATCAAGCTGGTTGGAAAAATACAACTGGTTTTGTAGATGCTTTTGGTTCTGGTTCTTTACTTAGCAATTTAACTGGAACTTCTTTATCTGGTTTTGGACAAGGTTCATTAAATTACAATACCATTGGTAGCAACAACGTAGGATTTGGTCAAAATTCAGGAACAAGAGTTTCTAGTTCAGTAGCAACACTTGGCGCAATAACAGGTGGGTCTGGTTATACAACAGGTACTTATACTAATGTTGTAATGACGCTTTCTAGTGGAACTGCTGCTGGTACATATCCTACAGCAACTATTGTTGTTGCCGGCGGCGCTGTAACTACAGTAACTATTACATCTCCAGGAAATAGATTTGTAGATACGACAACAGTATTAACTGCTCCCGCTGCTTCTATTGGAGGTACTGGGGCAGGATTTACTGTCCCTGTAGCATCTTTAGCCACAGGTGCTAATAATACTTTTATAGGTTCACAATCAGGATGGAAAGCATCAACAAACCCAAATACTACCGGCTCAAATAATACTTTTGTTGGCTATAACACTATTGGCTCTACTTCAACAGATTCAAATTCAATAGTTATTGGAGCTTCTGCTATAGGATTAGGTTCTAATACTACAGTTATTGGCACTAGCTCTACAGTTCTTACGCAAGTTTATGGAACATTAAATACTAATGGATATACAGTAGCTACACTTCCATCTACAGCAGCAAATGGAATGATTCAAGGCGCAAGAGCTTATGTTACTGATGCAACTTTACCAACTTATCTAGGAACCCTTACAGGTGGTGGAACAGTTAAATGCCCAGTATTTTATAATGGTACTGCTTGGGTATCAGCTTAATTAAGGAATAAAAATGTCAGTTACTTTATCGTTGTTTGCTGGTGTAGGCGCACAATTTTTAGATAATAATGGAAACATATTATCAGGTGGTTTAATTTATACTTATAATGCAGGAACAACTACACCTTTAACAACATATACAACAAATATTGGTAATGTAGCTCAATCTAATCCAATTGTTTTAGATTCATCAGGCCGTATTACTACAGGCGAATTATGGTTATTAAATGGTTTTGGTTACAAATTTGTTGTAAAAGATTCTAACAATGTATTAATTGGAACTTATGATAATGTTCCTTCTTCAGCGCAACCGCCTATTGTTAATGATGCTTCTAGTATTGCTTATGAACAAGGTAATAGCACTACCGCGGGGGCATTTATAATAGGACAAACTTATTTGATTACATTTATTGGCACAACTAATTTTCAACTTATTGGCGCAAGTGCAAACCAAATTGGCGTTCATTTTATTGCTACAGGTGTAGGTTCTGGAACAGGGACAGCAGAATATTCAAGAACTGTTCAAGCAAAATTTCAAGAATATATTTCTGTTAAAGATTTTGGCGCTTTAGGTGATGGTGTTACTAATGATTTTGTAGCCATTCAAAATGCAGTTAGCCAAGGCG